TGATGCTGCTATTAAGGGGCGCTTATCTCGAGAAAAAGAGAAGTATAGCGACTACGACCAGCTCAAGTCTCGTGTTGAAGAGTTGGAAAAAGAAAATGTTGGCTTGAAGTCAACCATTGAAGCTAGTAATCAAAGCAAGGAAGATACTGACAAGCAACTTGAGGAAATGCAGAAGCAAATTGCTGGTTATGAGACAGCTAGTCTGCGAACTCGGATTGCTTTGCAACATGGATTGCCTTACGACCTTGCAGATCGTTTGCAGGGAACTGATGAAGAAAGCTTCAAGGCAGATGCAGAGCGCTTGGCTGGGTTTATGAAAAGTGCTCAACCAGTTGCGCCCGTCAAAGAGACGGAACCTGTTTTAGAAAAAACAGAAAACACATTGTATAAAAACCTAATTCAAGGTTTAGAGATTGAAGAATAAAGGAGAAATCATATGGCAGATCAACTATCAAAAGGAACATTATTTGACCCAGTGCTTGTGACAGACCTCATCAACAAAGTTAAGGGTCACAGCTCACTAGCGAAATTGTCTAATCAACAAGTTATCCCGTTTAATGGATTACGGGAATTTACATTCTCATTGGATTCTGATGTTGACATTGTTGCAGAAAATGGGAAAAAAACTCATGGTGGTGTCAGCTTAGAACCAGTCACTATTGTGCCAATTAAAATTGAGTATGGTGCTCGTGTATCTGATGAATTTATCTATGCATCAGAAGAAGCTAAGATTGACACGTTAAAATCATTTAACGAAGGCTTTGCCGCTAAAGTAGCTCGTGGTGTCGATTTGATGTCATTTCACGGAGTCAATCCACGTACGAAACAAGAGTCTACGGTTATCGGAGACAACTGTTTTGATAAAGCCGTTACTCAAACTGTTACTTTTACAGCCAATGATCCAGATGCAAATGTTGAAGATGCCGTGAAAATGATTCAAGGGGCAGATAATATCGTGAGCGGTATGGCTATTGATACTACATTTTCAAGCGCACTTGCAAGCATGAAAAATGCAGCAAATGAACGGCTTTATCCTGAATTGGCATGGGGAGCAAATCCAGGTGCTATTAACGGTCTACCTGTAGATGTAAATACAACGGTTGGTCTTAATGTTGGAACCAACAAGGATGTTGCTATTGTTGGCGACTTTGCAAACATGGTTAAATGGGGGTATGCGAAACAAATTCCACTCGAAGTTATTCGATATGGTGATCCAGACAATTCTGGGAAAGACTTGAAAGGTTATAACCAAGTTTACCTTCGTGCCGAAATTTATCTTGGATGGGGAATTTTGGATCCTAAAAGCTTTGCTCGTATCGTGAAAACTGGGGGTTAATCATGGCTGAGTATGTAAACAAAAAGACTGGTGCGACAATCAATACTAGTTCAGAAATTTCTGGCGGTGACTGGATTCCTGCTGCTGAATATGCAAAGCAGCAAGAAGGACAAGTGGATGATCCAGATAACTGGACTGTGCCAGAGCTCAAGTCTAAGCTAGATGAGCTTGGTGTTGAGTACAGTGACAAAGCTAAGAAAGCAGAATTGCTGGCTTTGCTGGAAGCGCATAAGGAGTAAGCAAAATGGGAGACTTTGCAACAGTTGAAGACCTGCAAACTTTGTGGCGTCTTTTAAAATCAGACGAACGCAAGCGAGCAGAGGCTCTGTTGAAAATTGTCTCTGACTCTCTACGTGTCGAAGCTAAGAAGGTTCGAAAAGACTTGGATGTGCTTGTGGCTGAGGATTCGTCTTTTGCTAGTGTGGTCAAGTCTGTCACAGTTGATGTGGTAGCTCGTACCTTGATGACCTCTACTGAGCAGGAACCGATGACTCAATTTGCTGAGAGCGCTTTGGGCTACTCGGTAAGTGGTTCCTATTTGGTGCCTGG